CGGTTTAAGTTTCACACTCGCGGGAATTTTACATTGTGAAACCATCTAAGGACCGAGAGCAGTGGAAACTAGAGCAACGTCAAGTTTGCATGTATTGCGGGGGAAATAAGTCATTCTTGCCTTTGCAGGTGCATGAGATTGAGCGTAGGTCGCAGTGTCCGACACGGTGGGATAATCGTTGCAACTTTTTATACCTATGCGGTCCGTGTCATTCCGGGCCATTTGCAACGATGCCGCATGCCGATCAGTTAGCGGTCAAGATGGTAGCGGATCCGGAAAACTACGATTTGGAAGCTTGGCTACGGCTCAAAGATCCACAGTTGCGGGCACCGAATCGGGTAACGCAATCCGAGGTAGATAATTCCGCGTTTTTAGTTTCCCGAAAGTGTGCGACATAGGTAAGGCAATCGTCTAGTTAGGTAGATAAACACTAACTCGGAGACGATAAGAAATGGTTGCACTTGGCAGACTCGGCGATTTGGCATTCGGGCAGAACGTCAATTCTCGGGACGAGATCGAAACACGGCGCGGCACGTTGGCCGTTATCAACAACGCATCCTCTTTGCGTTGGGTTCTAGAAGAGCATTCGGACCTAGTGGACGCACTGGTATTCCGCGATGGCAACGTCATCCGGATTCCCTCGTTCAAAGCCGAATCGGATGCGCACAATCGCATGGTTACTTCGTGGTGCGATCAGTACGGGTGCGAGTAATGAACTACGAACAATTCGTTGCCAGCAAGTCGCAGTTCACCACGGATAGCGGGTTCGATCCGGGTGAGCTTCCATCGTATCTGTTTGACTTCCAAAAGCATCTTGTCGATTGGTCTTGTCGTCGAGGTCGAGCGGCTATCTTTGCCGATTGCGGGACCGGCAAGACGATTTCCCAACTCGTATGGGCACAAAAGGTAGTTGAGCGGACCAATAAGCGGGTTCTGATTTTGACTCCATTAGCCGTAGCCAATCAGACTGAGCGGGAAGCGGCTAAGTTCGGCATCGAAGCCAAGCGTAGCAAGCAGGGTGAGTTGGAAGCCAAGATTGTTATTACCAACTATGATCGGCTTCACAACTTCGATCCGGCTGACTTTGCTGGTTTCGTTTGTGACGAGTCATCTATCTTGAAATCGGTTGATGGGTCGACACGTAAGCAGATCACCCGGTTTACATTGCGAACACCGTACCGGCTGCTATGCACTGCAACGGCGGCTCCTAACGATTATGTCGAGCTCGGAACATCCTCGGAAGCACTCGGGGAGTTATCTCACTCCGATATGCTGCGAAGGTTCTTCCGGCAACTGGACGACAAGGGACAGAAGAAAGAACAAAAGCTGCAAGACAAAGCGGAAGCATTGATTAAGCAGGACAGCAACTATTACGGCAAGCTTGCTTTTCGAGTCGCGCAGACAATCGGGCAATGGAGGCTCAAGAATCACGCGGTCGATGACTTTTGGCGATGGGTAGCATCATGGGCCAGAGCATGCCGGTTACCGAGTGACCTCGGGTTTAGTGACGAAGGTTTCGTTCTGCCTGAGCTAATTCAGAACGAGCACATTATTAAGTCGGCATCTCCCCCGGATGGATTCCTTTTCAATCTTCCGGCTCGGGGTTTAGGCGAAGAGCGGGAAGAGCGGAAGCGTACGTTGAACGAGCGATGCGAATACGTTGCTAATCTGGTCAATCACGATAGGCCAGCGGTCGTATGGTGTCAGGCCAACGCGGAAGGGGACTTGCTGGAGAACGTTATACCTGGAGCGCGGCAAGTGGCAGGTAGAACACCGGACGATGAAAAGGTTGAGATCTTCGAAGCGTTCGCTTCTGGTCAGTTACGGGTGCTTGTCATCAAACCGAAGATTGGAGCGTGGGGCCTGAACTGGCAGCATTGCAACCATGTTGTCAGCTTTGCAAGCCATTCGTTCGAACAGATGTACCAGTCTATTCGGAGGTGCTACCGATTCGGGCAGAAGTTGCCGGTGACGTTCGATGTTGTCGCAACTGAGGGAGAGGAGCGGGTATTGGCAAACCTTCGCAGGAAGGAAAGCCAAGCGTCTCAAATGTTTGATTTGTTGGTTAAGGAAATGCGACGATCGGTTCAGATCAATCGCGAAAACATCTACACAAAGGGAGTTCAGATTCCATCATGGCTACAAGCGACAGCACGATAACAGATAAGTATGCGATCTATAACGGTGATTGCATCGAGGTAATGAAGACGTTACCCGATGAGTCGGTAGGTTTAACCGTTTACTCTCCACCGTTCTGCGGGCTTTATTTGTATTCCAGCGATGCAAGGGATATGTCCAACGCGATCGACAAGGATGAGTTCTTTGTTCATTACGGGTTCTGCATCGACGAAATTGCTAGGCTGACTAAGCCGGGCCGAATTAGCGCGGTGCATTGCATGGACATTCCGCTAAGCAATGCGGGCTGCGATGCAATCTATGATTTACCGGGTGAGATCATTCGGCAGCATGTGGCCAGAGGCTTTGAATACGGCGGTCGGCGGGTCATCTGGAAGGAACCTTTGATGGTTCGCAACCGGACGATGATGAAGTCATTGCACCATAAAACATTCTGCGAGGATTCGACACGTTGCAGCATTGCCAATGCTGACTACCTGTTGATGTTTCGCAAGAAAGGTGAGAACCAAGAGCCGGTTTTACATGAAAACGGCATGCTGGATTATCACGGTGAGCAAGAGGTTCCGCATGAGATCCGGCACCTTAAAGGCATGGTCGGAGATCAGAAGAAGAATTCTTACTCGCAATGGATTTGGCGGAACTATGCTTCCTCGGTCTGGATGGATATTCGCATCGATAACGTCTTGGACGTTGCGGAGTCTCGGGACGAAGAGGACGAGAAGCACGTACACCCGCTTCAACTTGATGTGATATGCCGGGCGGTAGAGATGTGGTCCAATCCGGGCGATGTGGTTCTGACTCCATTCATGGGGGTCGGCAGCGAAGTCTACGGGGCGGTCAAGCTTGGTCGGCGTGGCATCGGTATCGAGCTCAAGCCAAGTTACTACAGGCAAGCGGTGAAGAACATCGCTAGGCTTAGCGTTGAGTCGGCAAGTGCGGCTTCAAGGCAACTGGACCTGTTCAGCGGATTATCGCCGGTTGGGGTCGGTTAGTTCGGGGCCAATGAGTTACAGAGACTCATGGTCAAGTGAGGTGTCTTTTGTTTTTGCTCAAATCGGCAAGTAGATTACCCGCATGCGTTATCTAAGTGTTTGTAGTGGAATTGAAGCAGCGTCAGTTGCGTGGCATGACCTGTTTCAATGCGCGGCGATGTCGGAAATCGAGCCGTTTCCAAGGGCAGTTTTGGAGCATCATTATCCGAGTGTTCCATTACATGGGGACTTCACAACGATAGAGAAAGACGACTATGGAACAATTGACATTCTTGTTGGAGGAACCCCCTGTCAATCATTCAGCGTTGCAGGATTGCGAGGCGGATTGGATGATGACCGTGGTAACTTGGCCCTTGAGTTCTGCCGACTTGCTTTTCGAAAGAGGCCCCGCTGGGTGTTATGGGAAAATGTCCCAGGTTGCTTGTCAGCAAACGGAGGACGGGACTTTGGTTCCATCCTCGGGGGCTTGGCAGAATGCGGGTATGGGTTCGCCTACCGAGTTCTCGACGCTCAGTTTGTGCGAGTGGAATCACACCCATTTGCCGTCCCGCAGCGAAGGCGGCGTGTCTTCGTTGTCGGATATCTTGGAGACTGGCGACCATCTGCGGCGGTATTGTTTGAGCGAGAAAGCTTGCGAAGGCATTCTCCACCGCGCCGCGAAGCGAGGACGGGCAATCCCGCCGTTTCTCATGCACTGCTTGCAAGCGCAAACAAGAAATGGTGCAACAATGCCGAAACCTACATCACACTAAAGGGTGATACGGTAGCGAGCACGTTAAATCACAGGTACGACAGTTCGCCTTGTACCGACAGAGGGCAGGATGTTGTTGCCTACCAATGCCAAGGTTCAAACGCAGGTCCGATGGGGACGCTACGAGCCGGTAACGGCAATTCATCAGGCGGCGTTCCGTTCGTTCCTTTGGCAGGCGAGGTTCTAGGTTTTTCTTGCAAAGATTATGGAGCCGATGTTACCAGTGATGTAAGCCCAACGATGCGAAGCATGGGGCATCACAACAGCCATGCCAATGGAGGCGGACAGTTAGCGATTGCCTTTGCTCAGAATCAAAGGAACGAACTGCGGGAGATGTCTGCAGCCGGGGCGTTGTCAGCAGATCCGGGAGTCAAGCAACAAAGCTACGTTATCACCGGAACGGATAAAACAAATCGCGTAGCCTTCGAAACAGATGTTAGCGGGGCAGTCAGGACTAGAGCACCCGGCCAACAGGAAAACAGCAGTACAACCGTTGCGGCGCAGGATCACATGGTACGCAGGTTGACGCCAACTGAATGTGAGCGATTGCAGGGATTCCCAGACGGATATACCGATGTCATCTATCGGGGCAAAAAGGCGGCGGACGGCCCACGTTACAAAGCTATCGGGAACAGCATGGCCGTTAATGTCATGCGATGGATTGGGCTGCGAATCCAGCAAGTGGACGCGATTGTCAATTCCGGCAAGTAATTCTTCTCGGTTTCCGGTGCGAAGTATCGCCGGGAACCGTCTAGTTAGATGACGGCAATCATTCCGATTGCCGAGGACACCAATGAAAGGATTCGGCAATGTTGGTTTTAACACGGAAGCGGGATGAGCGGTTGATTTTGATA